TCAGATTTTTCTTTTGGTGTAGGAGGCGAACTTCTTGAGTTCGTCTTCTTCTATTTTCTCGGTGATATCAAGGTACGTGTCGGCGGTTGTCTTGATTGTTTTATGTCCTAATCGCTTCGAAACAAATTTAATACTTGCACCAGATTCAAGAAGTAAAACTGCGTGCGTATGTCTGAATCCGTGTGTCCCTTTGTACTCTACTCCTGCTTTTTTACAGTAGCCCTTTATTGAATCGCGAACTGTAGAAGGTGTTAAATAATTCCCCAGATAGTTTTGAAATATGATCCCATCCTCATTTTTTCTAAAAGTGTCTTTTCTTAAAATCAATTCATTTTGTTTTATCTTAAATTTCTTTAGCTCACGTAATAGATCATCATTCAGACTAATTGTTCTGTACGATGATGAATTTTTTAAGGTGGTTATTTTCAGATAGTTATTATCGTCTCGGCTTGTTTGTCGTTCAACGGTCAACTTATTACCTTCAATGTCTGTCCATTTTAATGCCAGGGCTTCGCTTATCCGTAAACCAGTTTGACTTAAAAAATACATAAGCATGTAATACAGTTGATATTCTTCAAAGCGCTGATGCTTATATGTCTTCATATAATCGAGCAATGTGTTCAGATCATCCAGCTTATAGTATTTCGTCTCTTTCTTTATACCTACGATGTCTTGGACGGGGACCCTCAACCGATCCGAAGGGTTCTTCTCCAAAACCTCTAACTCATGAACAGCGTAATGAAAAATACTTTTTAAAACGGAAAGATACTTCAGCCTGGATCCAAATGAATACTTCTCTCTTCCCTGTTCGTCTTTCATGTCGGCGTACTGCTGAAGCCAACGCTTAACCTCTGCACGCCGGATCCGCATGATCCGTTTGTTTCCGAAATGAGGTATGATATGTAGCCGCACGATAACCTCCAACTGCTCAAAGGTGGATTCCTTCGTAATGGCTTTTTTATATTCATACAGCCACTCATTCGCAACCTCATCAAACATCATATTTCTATCATTTAACGTTTGGCCGTAGTAGATTCTCTCTTCAACTTTTCCCGCTTCGATTTCTGCTTCCTTTTTAGTCCGAAAAGTCCCTATACTAAATTCCTTCCCGTCTTTGGACACCCTTGCTTGCCACCTACCGCTTTTGAGTTTTCTAAATGTGGCCATCTCCTCACATCCTTTCATATGTGTTAAGAGCAGCTTGGCCAAATGAGGCTCCGCTGCTCTTTTTAATTGCTATCGATAGTAATTAAAGATCCTGTACAAACCGGACTGCTTTCCCTATTATTCTTGCCGGATTATCCTTTGTGATAATGAAAGGTTCATGTGTTGGGTTGTCCGGCATTAATAAAACCACGTTACCTTGTTTTTTCACTCTTTTGAGAGTAGCTTCAGTATCACCATTCAATTGTACGGCTGCAATTTCTCCGTATTCCACTTCACTTTGCTCCCTGATCATGACAAGAGATCCATCCGGAATAGTTGGTTCCATTGAATTGCCTTTTGCTTCGAGATAGTAAAGCGTCCCGGATGGTAAATTGTCCGGAGATTCATAGCGGTAGCCTTGGATATTCTCTTCGGCTAAGATCGGAATTCCGCAAGCGATTGTGCCAAGTATAGGAATTTTTACTGTCTGTGGCGCCAGAATGTGAATATTTATAGGCTTCTCTTCTGTTAAATCTGATCTACGTACATTAAAGTAATCAGCCATAAGTTGAATTTTATCCGGTCTCGGATATGTACTGGCTTTCATCCAGTTGGATACTGTAGTTTCAGGAATGTTTAGGTTCCTGGCCATATCTGTTTGAGTCAAACCCTTTTTATCTAAGAGTCTTTTCAAATTTTCTGAAAAAATTTTTTTCATCCGTTCCGCTTTTTCCATTGGTATCACCTCCCTTTCTCTATATAATACCGATTATCGGTATTTTGTAAAGAGGAAAATACCGTTAAGAAGAAAATTCTTTCATTTAATTCCTTGACAGTACCTTTTAAAGGTAGTATTCTAAAGTTGCAATTTCAACAGGAGGTGATAGTATGTTTCAGATTTCACTTAAAGCTGCGCGAGTAAACGCCGAATTGGAGCAGGAAGTGGCAGCATCGAAAATTGGAGTGACAGCAAAGACATTAAGTAACTATGAACGTGGTATTACCGCTATTCCAGGACACATACTTAAAAAGGCTGCAAAGATTTACGGTATTCCTGAAGAAATGATTCGTCTTCCAATTGTAGATGATGGAGACTTCGATGAAGACGAATTTTTTTTAAGTAGTACTGCCGTTTAAAGGTAGTATCCGGAATGATTGGAGGTGCTTGTCATAATACAAGTTCAAGTAGATGAAGAAGAAATAAAGCAGTTGTATATGGAAGCGATCAGCTCCTACTTGGATAAGTTAAACAAAGAATTAGTTTACTGGGATTCAAGTGAGTTGAAGCGACGTACTTGTATGAGCTGGAATAAAATCGTGGATAGCTTTTTTCACCATCCAGATTTCTCAAAAGTGAAAGTCGGCGGTAAATGGTATTTTCCAGCGAAAGAAACCGAAGAGTTTCTCCTTGCCTGGCTTTCAAACAACCCAAGTAAATCTTGACTTAAGAAGTGACTAAACGATTCACCCGCTTTGTATTAAGAAAGTAAATATGGAAAATGAGGGTTATTGGACAGGGGTGATTGAATGAATGAAAAAAGCATTAATCCGGGAGATACGGTACGGTTGCTTAGTGGTGGAGGTACTTACCACCCTGATAGGGGAGTACATCTCGTCGAGTGTAAAAATGATCAAATTTACAAAGTGGGCGGGTTCTGGTTTCGACATGGGGCTACTTATGTAACGCTCGTCGATGAATCCAATGTCTGGTGTGGTAAAGCAAGACCCGAACAGCTCGAACTGCTCAGCAAATCAAATAAAAAAGGAGCTGAAGTTGAATGAATGAAAAAACCAGGCCAAACAGCAAGTTTAAAGTCGGAGATTTCGCAATGCTACGGGGAGGAAAAATTGCAGAAATAGTAAGCAAGACGTATCCGGAAAAATTCGGAAAATGGAGATATGACATCTGCTACCTAGACATTGACAAGGTAAAAAATACGGTATCTGGCAATACGAGAATACACTTGCGCGAAGAAGAACATCTTGAAACTGTGACGGATCCCCACCTGTTACTTCTAATAAAGAAATATGAGTTTGAAACCAAAATACAGCATATCAAAGCTGAGCTAAAACAATTAGAAACGGGTGTAGAAAAAATTGAATATGCCCTTGATATCATTACGCCAAAAGAGGAGGTGGTAAGGGGATGAATAAATCAGACCTTGCATCTGTAAAAAGACATCTCGAACAACTCCAGGAATGTTTGACCACTCTAGACAACTATAAAGGATGGATCACCGTCAACACTGAGAATGGAGATCGCATTTTTGAGGATATTGGGGATGGCGAACTACAGGCGCTAATAAAAAGGAAGCTCGAAGACAGCATAAAATTTTGTGAAGAACAGCTGAGGAGGGCCGATTGCACATGAAACCAAACCCATGGGTCTGGACGCAAAAAGCCGAATCCAAGATGCCGGATAGAAAGGCCGGAACATCTGTACCGATAGGATTCCTGATTGAAGGTAATGAAGAATATTTCCCGCGCCTGGAATGGATACAAAAAGGCTATGTAAAACGAAATACGGAGGAGGAGTAAGGGAATGAATCAATTACATGAACAAAGAGTTAGGGAAATAGTACAGGAGGAATTGAAAAAGAGAGAAGCTACCGCTATAACAATAGCTCCAAATATTACATTGTCTTCTGATGTTTCAGTAGAGAAGATTGCCGAAAAAATTAACAGTGAATTAGAAAAAGCTACAGAAGAATTAGAAAGGAGCTATACATGAATCAATTACAAGTGATCATCCATAACAATCAACGTGTACTTACTACAGCCCAACTAGCAGAATCTTTCGGAACTGAAACAAAGATTATCAGCAAGAACTTTGAACGAAATGAAGAGCGCTATACAGAAGGGAAGCACTTTTATATTTTACAAGGCCAAGAACTCAAGGATTTCAAAGCCACTCGTCAAATTGACGACAACCTTAAATTTGCACCTATCCTCTACCTTTGGACAGAAAAGGGTGCCTGGATGCACGCCAAGTCTCTAAATACAGATCGGGCTTGGGAAGCCTACGAAATGTTAGTAGATGAGTATTACCGGATCAAGGATGTACCGACTCTTTCTCCCAATCAAGCTATTGCCGTTGCCCTGCAGCAGACAGCACAGATGATAACCAAATTACCTGAATTAGAAAGTAGGATCGACTTACTAGATCAGAAAGTGGAAACACAAATTACCTTAGATAGTGGAGAACAACGAAGATTACAAAAAGCAGTACGTAAACGAGTTTGTGAGTTTGAACAAGACAAAACTGCACGCAAACCGCTCTTCAGCCAATTGTACAACGATATATATGACCGTTGGGGCGTACCGAGTTACCGGGATGTATTACGGAAAGATATGCAGGATGTACTTCGCTACATTGGAGCTTGGGTTCCGAAGAAAGCCAATTAGAAAGGGGAATGGATATGAATCTGTCAGAAACACTCTTCAAAGAAACGGGAAAGAAAACTGGTGTTGTATATGCCACAGGCATTATAAAAGGCCGGGACGTTCGAAGGATGGCAGAGGACTGCAGGGCCCAGGAAACGATCCCGGCAACCGCTCAAGGGATTTATGACAAATACATCAACATCTATCAAAAATTTCTATACACCGAAGATCCGGTAGAAGCTGAAATGCTTAAAGAAGATTTGAAAGAAATGAAAGAAAAATTCGGAATCGAGGAGTAGAGATGATAGATAACGGGATGACGAGACCTTATTACACTCATGAATTACCTGTTGTAACAGAAGATTGGCCTACATGCGATTGTGGCAGCCGAGCGTATCTGCTCATAGAAGGAAACCTACGATGTTTAGACTGTGCCGCTGATGAAGGCGTGGAGCTTTTGAAAAGGAGATGAGTACGTTGTCAGGAAAGATAAGAATTCAATTCACGACGAATCCATTTGATCAATGGAGACTCAGCCAAGTGGGAGGATATATAGAACGTTTCAGGGGCAAAGAGGTATTTGCTTTTGATCGTCATGATCAATATATGAAGTACTTACAACTGAATACACAAAGAAAAGAGTAGACTGCTGCAACAGTCCACTTAGAAAAACAAAATCCAAAATCATTTTAACATATTTCATTCTTATTACAAGTCTGGAGGACAAATAGATATGTTTGAAGATACCCAACCCATCGATTATTCCAACTACCTGCCGGTAGAGCCGCCTGTCCAATCTGCAACCGTACAGATGGCAAACACCCGGCAAACAGAAGAAGTGAAGGCAGCTATCTTCATGGCCAAACAGTTCCCTAGGGATCAACAAGCTTCGTTTAATCGCATCATCCAATCTTGTAAGAGGAAAAAACTGGCTGAGGAAGCAGAGTATGAGTTTCCAAAAGGCGGTTCTAAAATAAGTGGTCCTTCTATCCGGCTTGCTGAGGTTGTAGCGCAGGCATGGGGGAACATCGACTACGGTTTGATTGAATTGGAACAACGCCACGGAGAATCCAAGGTAATGGCATATGCGTGGGACATGGAAACTAATACCCGTAGACAGATGACGTTCACGGCTCGACATGAGCGAAAAGCTAAGGGGAAGATACAGAAGCTTGAAGAATCGAGGGATATCTATGAAGTGGTTGCTAACTTAGGCTCCCGCCGTATGCGGGCTTGTATCCTTGGGGTTATTCCAGGGGACATCATAGATGCTGCTTTAGAACAATGTCGCAAAACGTTAAAGGATAGTTATAAAGAACCTTTGGTGGATCGGGTAAGAAACGCATTTCAGCAGTTCCAAGAAAAATATGGCGTGACCAAAGAAATGATAGAAGAATATATCGGATGCAGTCAGGAAAGCTTCACGGAAAACGATTTTCTAAGAATCGGAAACGTGTGGAAATCCCTTCGTGATGGGATGGCAAAAAGAGAAGATTATTTCAATTTCTCCGTTCCAACGCATCAAGTCAGTAAAACCGAAGAAGAATTCAAGCAATTACAACATAAACAAACGGGTGGTGATCAAGATGCTCCAGCTGAACAATCAGAATTACCACTCGGATGAAGCAAATCAACACTACTTCAGTAACAGTCAATATAAAGATTTCCTCACTTGCGAAGCTATGGCTATGGCAAAAATAAATGGTTGGAGGCAACCTGTCACAGATTCACTTTTGGTAGGCTCTTACGTTCATGCGTACTTTGAGGGAGCAGAAGCATTTGAGGATTTCAAGGAAACAAACCCCGGGATATTTTCTTCTCGGGGAAAGACCAAAGGAGAATTGAAATCACCATTTCAGTTTGCGAATCACATGATCCAAGCGATTGAACAAGATCCTCTTTGCCTCTTCGTCCTTCAGGGGCAAAAAGAAGTGATTATGACGGCGGAGTTTGCCGGAGCGCTTTGGAAAATCAAGATAGACAGTTATAATCCCAATCGTCTTCGGTTCTCCGACATCAAGACGGTCAAAGAGATTCAGAAAGAAATATGGGATCCACAAAATGGTTATGTCTCTTTTGTTGAAGCAAACAGATACACCACTCAGATGGCGCTGTATGCGGAGATAGAACGGCGTGTAGTAGGGCGTGACGGTTGGATTGAACCAATTATTGTGGCTGTATCGAAAGAAGACCCACCAGATAAGGCGGTCCTTACAATCAATGCGTATGACATTCAGCGAGAGCTGGAGGAGATCGAAAGACATATGCCGCGTTTTATAGAGGTTAAAGCTGGGCATGAAGAGCCTACACGTTGTGAGAAATGCCGTTATTGTCGTGAGACGAAGAAATTGAATAGCATTATCCATTATTCGGAGTTGCTAGCACAATGACTAGAATGACTCCTATACAAACGAAGAGCGCTAAAGGAGTTGTTGACTTGTGCTAAATCGTGTCGTGTTAATCGGTAGGCTGACAAAGGATCCGGAACTGCGTTACACCTCTAGTGGCATTGCGTATACCTCATTTACGCTTGCCGTTGAGCGTCCATTCAAGACTAATGGAGACAAAGAAACAGATTTTATAAATATTGTTACTTGGAGACAAGCCGCGGAAGCCTGTGCCAACTACCTTCGCAAAGGCCGTTTGACGGCGGTAGAAGGAAGAATTCAGGTACGCAATTATGAGAACAATGAGGGCCGCAGAATCTATGTAACCGAGGTTGTGGCTGAACATGTGCGTTTTTTGGAATACAGCAAGAAAAATAACGACACTCAGAACACGGAGGATTCATCGAATCAGGAGAGCGCACCAGTCGATATATCCGATGGCTTGCCATTTTGATGGAAACAGAGGAGGTAGTGGGGCATGAATCTACCTTTCAGACCTTACCCAAAATCGGAACAAGTAAAAAGTAAACGAGTAAAATTTACGCAAAAGCAGATGGGCGATATTAGCCCTTCTGTGGACGCGAAACTAAAAGAACGCAGCCAAGGTGTTTGTGAATGTTGCGGCGCAGCAAGAGCCACAGACCGTGCTCATATCACGAGTAGGGGGAAGCTGACACATAAAACGAAAGTGACAGATCTCCTACACCTGTGCCGAGATTGTCACGCTTTTTTAGACGGGACACCCGAAGGAAAACGGGCAAAGAGAATGGCGGAAGCCAGTATAAAGGCTGTAATAAAGGATTTGACATGACCGAAAGAAAGCATTTTGTGAAGCAGAGTAAAAGAGGAGGAATTAAAAATGGCTTGGATAGAGAGTCACCAGGAGCTTGCTAGACATCCAAAGACAAAAAGGTTTGCGAGATTGCTGGGGGTTTCGCTACCGGCAGCAGTAGGCCATCTTCACTTCTTCTGGTGGTGGGCAATGGATTATGCCCAAGATGGCAGTCTATCCAAGTACGAAGCTGAAGATATCGCAGACGCTTGCGAATGGGATGGAGATTCCGAAACGCTCATGAAGGCATTGCATCATGCTGGTTTTGTGGATAGTGACATGACCATACATGACTGGTCAGAGTACGCGGGACGGCTCATTGAAAAGCGCGAGCAAAACAAGGAACGCAAACGGAAGTCACGTGCCAAGAAAAATGAAGAGCAAGAGACACAAGATACAGATCACGAAGATGTCACGCGCCCGTCACACGGACAAACGGAACCGTCACGTGAACAAGTAAGTGACGACTCCGTGAGTCACAGGGCTACCGAACCTAACCTAACCATACCTAACCTAAAACATAGTGGTGGTGGTGTTAATAAAGAGCGCGACGAGCCTTTTGGGAAGGCCTATGAATCCGTGGAGAAATATTTTGGCGTTGCTGTCAATCCTGTACAGCTTAGCAAGCTTGAAAACCTCGTCAAGATGGGCATAGAACCGGAAGTGGTGGAACAGGCTGCCGTGCTAACCAGAGAGGTGGGAAAGGATATCCGGTACTTCTGGGGGATTCTTGAGAATTGTTCGCAGCGCGGGATTTTGACTTATGCCGCATTCGCAGAGGATCAAGCGCGCAGAAGGGAGGAACAGCATGCAAAGTCTAAGGGAAGCCCTGGCGGGGTTCGACCTGGAAAAAATAAAGCAGCGAGCGGAGGAGCTGAAAGTGAGTTCGCCTATCTCGCAAAAGCCGGTAGAAGCTAATTACGCCTGCCACAAGTGCAAAGACGAGTTCGGCTATTTTAAAAAATCCCCTCAGATCGTGAACGGGGAGGAATGGCTCATGGACGTTTGGGTCACCTGTGACTGTGTCGAAAAGAGAAGACTGCAGCGACTGTTTCAAGCATCCGCCATAACAGACGAGTTTGCCAAGAAGACGTTTGATAACTTCAAGCTGGGCCAAGTACACGAGATTGTTCGGGAGGCCTATGCGGTGGCCAATGAATACGTCAGAGACTTTGACAAGCTCCGGAGTCAGAGGAGTAACAGCATTGCGTTGCTGGGTCGCCCTGGTGCTGGGAAGACACACCTGCTTATGGCCGTAGCAAATACCCTTCTGGCCAGAGGAATCGGAGTGGTCTACTTTCCCTACGTCGAGGGATTTAACGAGCTTAGGAAAGACTTGGACCAGTTAGACGAGCGTGTGAGGAGGCTGCAACAGGCAGAAGTGCTTTTCATAGACGACCTGTTCAAGGGTCGCAGCGAGCCAACCGAATGGCAGAAAGAACAGCTCTTTGCCATTATCAATTACCGTAACCTCCAGAAACTCCCCATGCTCATTAGTTCCGAACGTAACTTTGCTCAAATGGTGGATATAGACGAAGCGATTGGCAGCAGACTCCGCGACATGGCTCGCGGGATGACGGTGACCATCATCGGCAACAAAGATTTAAATTACCGGATGAGGGAGGGCTAACATGAACGAGCAGATAGATGATTTGAACTGTTTGATAAAGACTTTGACGAATTTTTAAGACGGGGAATCGAGCAATATCAGGTGGACAAACAGGAACTGGAAGAGGACTAATCAGCCATGAACAAGATAATCGTTTGCGAGGATTTAGATTTTCTGTGGTCGCTTACAGACATAAAACGCATTAAAGAGATGTGGGAACAAGGAATTAGTATTGACGACATGTCCAAATCTGTATCTAGGGACCCGGATGAAGTTGCAATACTCATAATGGATTTATTTAGGCACGGTGAGATAAAAGACCGCCCAGGCGGAGCAAGGGGGAAAGGATATGGGAACAACAGCAAATAGGGGAATGGCATTTGAACATGAAATCAATGTGACAAATCGGATGTATGAAAAAATGGGCTTGGCTGTCATTAACAAACGGCCGACTCCTGTAAAAATCATGGGCCGTACAGCCGGCCGTATCACAGGGTTTTTGGAAAGTCCTTCAACAGTGGATTATGACGGGACATACCGCGGCAAGTCCATTGTTTTTGAAGCAAAGTCCACGAAGGAAATAAATCGGTTTGATCTCAAAAACATTCACGACCATCAAGTAGATTATTTGAGAAAATGTCACGAACACGGTGCTGTAAGTTTCTTGCTTATCAAATTTGAAAAACATAATACCGTTTATCTGCTTCCGTACCAATCACTGAAACACTTTTGGGAGCGACGAAAAACAGGAGAACGAGGAACACAGAGTATTCAGATTGTAGATTTTGATATACACGCTTACCAAGTTTATACGAGCATGGTGCCTGTAGACTATTTGACCGTGGTAGATAGGGCTTGGAACATTGGTTAGGCATAAACGGTCATCCAAGCATGAAAAGCCGCCAGAAAGGACGCTAGAGCTGTTAAAACGCATGCCTGGACGCTGTTCGGAGTGTGCTGGATATCTGTTCAAGCTCCGGTATGAGGATGGACAGTTAATCCGGTTATGTACCGGTTGTAAGGCAAAATTAAAAGTTTAGGAGAGTATAGAAATGAATGAAATAACCGAAAAACAGCGCGAAGAAATGAAACATGCACTTGGACTAAATTATTCAGATGAACCTACCAGAAATTACTTCTATACAGACTCCAATGACACTGCATGGAATGATTTAGTTAAGAAAGGCTTGGCTAGAAAAAGGAATGGATGGGATGACGAAAGTTCATATTTCCATCTTACGGATAAAGGAATAAGCATGGTCACGAATACGTGGATTGAGTAGGGAGGGGATAGAGTGAACCAAATAATGCTAGATATCCCTAACTATGGTCCTTGGATATTGACTCACAAAGGTGATAGTTCATGTCGGCTGCTGGCAGATAGGCACTATTCCAGACAGACGATAGGACATCCTATGTTCACAAGACCGGGAAGAAATTTAGTCCTCAGAACAGCTTTGGGGAATGCAGTTTGGGTTACATGGTCTGGTATAAGGGACGATGGATTGGACGCTTGGGAATGTGCGGTTTTTCGGAATGAATCTAATTATCTTAGTTCTTTCCTAATAAAATTAGCGGTTGATGCAACTATTGGCGAGTGGGGGACACCACCAGTGGATGGAATCATTACGTATGTTGATCCGAAGAAGATCAATAGTGTGAATCCTGGTTGCTGTTTTAAAAAAGCTGGGTGGCAAAGAATCGGAAAAAGCAGCAAACGCGGCCTAATACTTTTACAGGTAGGGAGGGGATAGAGCATGTACACCAAGCGTAGAACGATAGTGCCTAATCATAGTGGGGAGTCGAAGGCAAGAGCAAGGATACTAAAGGAGGAATAAAACAAATGGAAATTATAAATAACGAAAAATGCGTGCAATGTGAACAATTCAAAGAGGAAATTTTACACCTGCAAACTAGAAAAACAGAATACCACTTTTGCACTGGTTGTTTAGAGAAATATTTTGAAGGTCAAATTACTTTTGATCCAATTGTGGAAGGAGGAGTCGGAATGAGACCGGATGAAAACAAAGTGCCATTGGCAGATACCTACTATCACTTAAATTTAGTTCCCAGACATTTTTCTTGTGAATATCCAATTGATGTCTATATCAAGGGTAAGAACTTAGCACTTTTTTTATCGGACGTAGCAGCCTATAAAGTGAAAGTGTTCAGGGTTAACTTTGATGGTTTTGAAATAAAAAAGGAGGAATGAGAACGGATGTTTATAGCGAAAAAAGAATTTGAACGGTCTTTAGCCGGAAAAGCCATATACCTACATGGAACCGACAAAGACGGATGGCTGTGGGATGCCTACGCCCTTATAAAAACAGTAAATGACGATTGCATTACAGTTGTATTAGATACAACTGAAACTGAGTCTTTATCCATAGATGACTTCGAAACTGGGACGCTCAGTATGGAAGTATGGGAAAGGGGTACAGAGGATGAATAGACCAATAAAGTTTCGGGGTAAACGTATCGATAACGGAGAATGGGTGTATGGTTTTTATTTGTACGGTGCCATTCAAGATGAACATGTAATATGGACGGATAATGAAAATTGGCTAGTAGATTCTGAAACAGTAGGTCAATGCACCGGCATCAAGGACAATAACGGCAAGGATATATTTGAAGGGGATATTGTTAATAGTCGCAAGATGTCTTTTAGCCACTCGGGCCATTTCGAAGGAATGGTTGATTTCAATGGAATTGTTCAATTTGGAAATGGAAGATTTTATCTGATTGGAGATTCCGGAGAAAGGCCAGATCTTGTTTTTGGATCAAATTATCATGAGGTTATTGGCAACATATATGAACATCCTCATTTGTTAGGAGGTATAGAGGATGAATCATAAGTCCGCTATTACTCAACTGGAAGAACAATGGCTGCGCATTGAGAAGCTTGTTCAGGACAATAGGGCTATCCAGTTGGAGTTAGAACAGGAAAGACATTTTGTTAACGGCATATTAAGAGTAAGGAAAGTTCTAAGGAGGAAGTACCACGCCGAAAAAGCCCGGGCTGATGCAGCGGAGGAAAGGGAAAGGATACTCAAACGAGCCATTTGTGAGTTGATTAAATGAACTGCCCGGATTGTGAGGGGGATGCCAATGGAACAAACATCCATGTTCAAGTTAAATGAAAAAGAAACATGGCGCAGGGTAGAGGAAAGGTTAGAGTCGGCAAGGCTATACAAACAGTTTGGCTTTATCCGGCGAGAATCTAAGATCACCCCTTCTTACTCGCCCAGGTTTCACGGCAATACGTTTGCTATTTCGAAACCATCCGAAGATATTGCCATATGGAATGTGGACCGGGAAGAACAACTGCAGCGGGAATACGAACAGGTTATCAAGGCGGTAAGTAGGTTGTCCGACATCCAACGGCAGATCGTAGAGAAACGATATCTGCAGGACGAGGATGTAACAGACATTTATGTATACACAGACCTGCACATGTCGGAAAGAAGCTATTACTACGCAAAAGCAAAAGCTTTATACCGGTTGGCGTTCGCCTTGAGGTTAGAAACGTACGAAGACGCAAATTAAAAACGTTGCAGACTTTTTGCAGATTTTTTGCAGACATCTTGCAGACCGTTTGGTAAAAAGTAAGATAAGATAATATCATAGGCCACAAAGGATGACAGAAATGTAAGTTTGATCAGTCTTTTGTAATGTAAATCGATCAAAAAAGGAACAAAATATTGCTAAAATACAATTATAAACATCAAGAGTATAAAGGAGTTAACGAAGCATGAGAAAATATACTTTGTATTTCGGTATTTTGTTCATTTTTGCCTTGTTATTGACCGGGTGCGATTTTAACAAAAGCTTTAAAGATCAGGCTTACACCCAAATTAAAGGCGAAGGCAAACTAGTAGATGGTAGATACCAGTACACGCTCCCTAGTTATAATGATGAAGGGAAACAAATTACAGTAACTTTTGGGAAACCTACCGGAGAGAAATTCAAAGAGGATGCTTATCTGCGCCTTTATCTGAAAAGCAAGGACGGCGAAAAAGTTGTTACCAGCTACGAAGAAGTCCAAAAAAACGATTTACCGACCAAAGTGAAAGAGAAACTTCAGGTTCCCTAAAGCAAATGAGCTATGCCAAAAGGCATGGCTCCAGATTGAAGACAAAGTCCCGAGAAATACTACAGTAGCGGGAGTTCTTTATGTTTTTTATCCCTATTTCAAATACAAAATTGAATTTATCAGATGGGCGACCTCTCTTCCAGAGCCAGGTCGCCATTCTTTTGAGGTTCATGGCAGAAAAAACAAGCATTGCCTGCATGGTGACCCTTTTAAGTCCTCGTAAGGTCGTCCACCGCATACCATGCTTCTCCTTTAAATCAGCAAAAACTCGCTCTATGGTTTCTTTTCGCTCTGCGTAAATCCGTTTGTTTTCTTCTGTATGGCGAAGGTGGTCCGCCTCTTCCACACATTCAGCCCAAACATGACGACTAATACGCTTCACTGCCTCTTTACTCTCTGTACATTGTGTCCGGAAAGGACAGGCTTGGCAGATTGCCGGATTCGAGCGATACATTTTATAACCAGCACGGTTCGTTGTTTCGTAAGACAGTATGGCATTTGCCGGACACAGGTAGCAGTCGTAGTGCTCATCGTAAACGTAATCATGCTTTTTAAAGAATTCTTCTTTCGTCTTGGGACGGGTATACGGCAGGACGGGACGAATCTCTTGTTCTTGCAGCATTTTGCAGATGGCTGGTGTTTTATAACCTGCATCCGCGGCAACCGCTTGTGGAGCCGGAACTACGCGAGTAACCTCGTGTAGAACATCTTCAAATACTTGGCTGTCGTGGATATTTCCAGGGGTTACTTTGACGCCGAGTACAAACCCGTTCCGATCACACGCGGTATGGAAGCTGTAGGCGAAAACACGTTCTTTCTCTCCCTTCACGAACAAACCACACTCCGGGTCAGTCGTGCTCACCTTCACCTCCTTCTGCGTGACATTGGGCTTTTTTTCGAACGGTTTCTTTCCATGTAGAGCCCGATCTTGATTGATCTCTTCATCAAGCTGATCCTGGTACTTTCGACTTTGCTCCTGAACGATCTGTTTTACATATTTGTTTTTGTTCGCGCTTGCTTTAACATGTGTCGCGTCGATGAAGAGTACGTCAGGTTCAATGAAACCATGCCGGGCAGCTTCTTCGAGGATGCGATGAAAGATTCCCTCAAACAGTCCAGTATCCCGAAAACGGCGCACATAATTTTTACCCAGCGTGGAGAAATGAGGAATGGGCTGACTGAAGTCATAGCCAATAAACCAACGGTACGCGACGTTGGTTTCAATCTCTTTGATGGTCTGACGCATGGAGCGAATACCAAAAAGGCATTGAATAAGCGCAATTTTAATAAGAACAACCGGATCAATGCTAGGGCGGCCGTTATCCTCACAGTAAACATCCCGAACCAAGTCATAGATGAAACTAAAATCGATGGCGTATTCGATTTTGCGGACCAAATGATCTATAGGTACAAGCTCGTCCAAGGAGACCATGGAAATTTGAGAACGTCCTTCGTAACCGGTTTTTCGCAACATATTCAAGCACTCCCGCACTAGTTATTTACCTATATGATACTATATGAATGCGGTGAATGGTTGGTGTATTTTCGTAAAAAAGACTGTCGACAGGACTTTGTCGACAGTCTGGAGCTATGCCAAAAGGCATGGCTCTTTTTTATGACAGTTGGAGGTGATCTTATGAGTCAGAAAGACAATATCAACCATCCAGAACATATAGAAGGATATATGATAGGGAACGTCATCGAGTATATAACACGATATGAAGAAAAAGGCGGTCTGGAAGATTTAAAAAAAGCCCATTGGTATCTGGAAGTATTGATTAAACACAATGAAGAAAAAAATGGTGGTAATCAAGATGTTTTGGATATAGTGGGTAGATGTAGAGAGTTAGGAATCACAGCAGCAGATGTGTACAATTTTGCCCGTGAGGTGCGAAAATATGCAGATAATAGATGAAAGACATAAATACAGGCAAGATGAAATTATAAAAAGATACAACGAAATGCGAGATATACTGACGGCTCAACCAAAATGCAAAGTAGTAATTAAAGATTATCAGAGACCGGATGTCTGGATGAAAACAAACCCAAGGCTGTACCATAGGCATGGCTCTTTTTTAAATCAGGAGGTGTTCATATGAAAGTAACATGTAAAGAAGGATGCAACAAGGAATTTACTATTAGTAGACTCAAAGCAAAAAGGCTACGGGATGGGATAGAGAAAAATTACTTTACCTGTCCATACTGTTCTAAGGAATATGTATCTTATTATACTGATGCAGCGATTCGGAAGGAACAAAAGCGACTTTTGAACATTGAAAAGAAACATGAGCAAACACGGAAGTTAGAGTTAAAAGAACAGTATAAAAGAAAATACAAGATGGTTTTTGCAGATATAGTAAAGGCCAGTGATGATCTTAAAGCTAGGATTGAGAGTCATGCAAACAGATAAGAAAGAACAAGCCAGGGGGTATGACAAATATAAAAGGAACAAAGAAGCCAGAAACTTCTACAACTCATCAGCGTGGAAGAAGTGTAGGGAATCAGTACTCATTCGAGATCATTACCTCTGTCAACAATGTTTAAAGGAGCAAAGGATAACACAAGCTGACATGGTACACCATATCATTCCGCTGCTGGATGACTGGAGCAAGGGCTTGGACATGGACAACCTAGAGAGCTTATGCAATGCATGTCACAACAAGGAGCATGGCAATGTAAAGCAGGTTAGCAAGAAGATAAAGGTTTATGAAGAGAAAGCGAATAGGGAGTATGTTTGATTGGGAATATGGTGGGTAAGGGTGACTCTTGGTATACCCCCCCACCCTTTTTCTAGGAGCCTTAGGCCTTCCCAAACCGACTGCCCCCATCTTTTTCTACGCGGATACTTTTTCATGAAAGGGGGGGTAAATGCATGGCTGTACCAACTGCTAAAAAAATTCAGGAATATCTTGGGGATTCATACCAGGAGTCAGACGAACAATTAATTCAGCTGTACGTTGAAACACACCAATTTTATCGTAGACTTCAAAAGGAAATTAAAAACTCTGAGCTTATGTATGAGTATACCAATAAAGCAGGGGCCACCAATCTGGTTAAAAACCCCCTTTCAATAGAGTTAACAAAGACGGTTCAGACTCTAAACAACCTTTTGAAATCACTCGGCCTTACCCCAGCTCAGCGTAAAAAGTTTGTGGGGGAGGAAGATGAAGACGACTTCGACGACTTCTAGATCAACGGGTATCGTCCATATATTAAATAAACCGTCATCGGAGCTTCTTACAAATTGGTACGCTGAACAAGTGGTAAAAGGCAATATTATTGCTGCTGAAAAGGTTATATTAGCCGCAAAAAGGCATTTAAATGACCTGAAAAGGGCTGGGACTGAGGGTTTTCCTTACGTTTTCAACGAAGAAAAGGCACACAGACCCATTAAATTTATAGAAAAGTACTGTAAGCCATCTAAAGGAAATTTCAAACAGCTTATACTCCAACCCTGGCAGCATTTTATATTGGGAAGTCTTTTCGGTTGGGTTCACAAAGAAACAGGATTAAGGCGCTTTAAAGAGGGCCTTATTTTTGTGGGTCGAAAGAACGGGAAAACAACGCTTATTTCGGGCGTTTCCGTGTATGGGGTCAGTAAAGACGATGAAAACGGGGCGGACATCCCGTTGCTGGCAAACTCGATGAAACAAGCTCGACTTTTGTTCGATGAAGCCAAGGCGATGATAAAGGCCTCTCCTAAATTGAAAAAGCGATTTCGACCATTAAGAGATGCGATTCACTTTGACAAGACATTTTCTAAAATCGAACCTCAAGCATCTGATTCCGAGAAGCTGGATGGATTAAATACGCACATTGGGATTTTCGATGAAATTCATGAGTACAAGCATTATAAGCTGATTAACGTTGTAAAAAACTCACGTGGCGCACGTGAGCAGCCTTTGCTCATTTATATTACCACAGCGGGTTATCAGCTGGATGGGCCTCTTGTAAATTATTATGAGCAAGGTACGGATGTGCTAAATGGCGTGTACCACGATGAACGTACCTTCTATTTCTTGGCCGAGTTGGACGATGAGAAAGAGTTTGATCAACCGGAAATGTGGGTGAAAGCTAACCCTAATATGGGGGTATCGATCAAACTTTCTGACATGGTCGAGGATTGGGAGAAAGCGAAACGAACACCTTCTGAAAGAAATGATTTTATCACCAAGAGATTTAACATCTTCGTTAATAATTCGGAAGAGTCGTTTCTTGATTATGAAACCATTAAGAAAAACAACAAAGAGCGTAATCCTGACGATATTGTCAATATCCCTTGCGTGGGGGGATTCGATCTGTCTGACTCCGAGGACTTCACGAGTGCGTGTCTCGAATTCCCGATATATGAGACGGGGGAAGTATTCATCCTTTCTCATACATGGGTCCCAGAACGGAAGGTGTTGCTTGAAAACGAAAAAATACCATTCCGGGAATATGAAAAACTAGGTCTTTTAACAATCATTCCAGGTGATTATGTAAAGAAAGAATACATTTATGACTGGTTTGTAATGCAGTCGAAGGTATTTGCAATTGAAAAAATTATGTATGACCCGGCCAAGGCGTTTGGTTTAGTGGAAGCTTTTAATGCATATGGGTTCGTGACAGAGTCTGTACGACAAGGATTTTTGACTCTGGGGCCTGCTGTAGATGATGTTAAAGAGAGATTCATTGACGGGAACGTAATTTATAATAACAACCGCCTTTTTAGGTGGTATGTTAACAATGTGAAGATGATTGAAGACAGGAATAGAAATAAATTGCCTCAAAAACAAGGTCGCTACCGTAAAATAGACGGTTTCGCGGCCTTTTTGAATGCCCATACGGAAATTATGAAAAAACTGGCTATTGGTCCCCAAGAGGAACTGCCTATTGAGGAAATGCTAGTGCGGTGGTGATTGAAAGGGGGTGAGTAAATGTGGTTCATAGACAAAATAAAAGGAGTCTTTGAGACGAGAAGTAAGCCCGTAGACCAACCCCAAACAAATACTTTGCCTATTGTAATGGGAAAAAGTGCAGATACGAGTAGGACAAACTCTTCGATTATATTCGGAGCTTTGAACCTAATCTCTAATGCTGTTGCACGGGCACCGATTAGGCATCTTATTGGGTATGAAAAAATAGAAAATGACGATCTTTCTTTTCTTCTTAATGTAAGGCCGAATGACTATATCACCGCCATGAGATTCTGGCAAAAAATCGTCTATGACTTGATTTGGCATGGTAATGGTTATGCTTACATTATTCGAGATCGATTCGGTCAAGCAATCGCATTTAAAGAGCTTAATAAAGAACAAGTACAAGTAAAACAGGCTAGTGGCCTTTATTTTTATTATGTCACATTCACAGAAAATCAATTTGACAATAAACCTACGATGTTGGTGGAGAGCAAAGATATACTCCATTTTCGCGGGCAAAAACGAAATGACTTTTTCGGTGTTGGGGCCTATGACACATTGATCAGTACGATTATGCAAAATGACGAAAACAAACAAACGTACATGGACCTAAGCAAAAAAGCGGCTAAAATCGCAGGGACAATGGAATTCCCTGCACAAATGAATGTGGAATTAATCAAAAAGCATATGCAGCTTATTTCCGAAGTTCTAAGTCAAGGGGATAATGCGCTCCTGCCACTACAGCCAGGCATGAAATTCAATGAAACCAAGCCATCAACAGCCAATCTGTTAGTGTTTGATTTGTTCAAAATGACCCTACAGGAAATTGCTACTGCCTTGAATGTTCCGCCACATATGTTGGGGGATGTGAGTGGTTCTGCAGATGTAGAACAACTCTATCTTGAGTTTATTTCCATGACTTTGGCTCCTATTGCTACCGAAATACAACAAGAGTTATCTTTCAAACTGCTCTGGAAAGAAGGTTTCATCAGAAAAGAGAGTCTTGAATTTGATTTAGACGAGCTGATTGTAATTGAGTTTTTCAAAAAAGCGCAGGCTCATGACATTCTAATTCGTAACAGCATTTTCACTGTAAATGAATCCAGAAAAGAATTCAAAAACAAGCCAGTTAAAGGTGGAAACGTACCGTTTATCACTAAAAACTATGCAGGATTAACTGAAATGAGCAATCCGAAGGGAGGTGAACAGAAAAATGGAAAAGGAAATCCGGACATTGGAGGAACAGGCTCTGGAGATCCGGACAGCAGAAGAGAATGAGGGTCCTATATTAACTGGGTATGCAGCAGTGTTTAACAAGCCGGCTCTAATTCGCGATCGTAGAGGGGATACCTACTATGAAGAAATTGTTCCGGGAGCTTTTAAACGGAGTCTAAGCGGTACTAAAGAAGTATTCGCCTTGCGAAACCATGATTCTAACGCCCTTTTAGGGTCAACACTTGTAAACCTGAAACTGTGGGAAGATAACTATGGCTTAGGTTTTGAATTAAGAAAGGCTGGAACACCGGACTTTGAAAATGCTTATGCAGCAGTTAAAAGTAAATTGTTACGGTATTGTTCTTTTGGATTTAACGTAGCCAAAGGCGGAGAAAAATGGTCGGTGCGAAACAAAATACCCTACAGGCGCATTACAGATGTAAATCTAGGTGAAATTTCACTTACTCACATACCGGCTTATTCACAGACATCCGTTGAAGTCAGAAGTATTGTTTTGAATGATTCAGAAGATGATATTGAAAAAGAAAGGCAACAAAGATGGAATGAATTAATAAAAAAATATATACAAGAAGGGAAATGAAGTATATGTCAATGAGTCTTAAAGCTTATGAGAGTTATGTACAAAACAAGCAAGCCCTTGAAGAGATCCGTTCAACTATTGATAGACTGAGAGAAGAAACACGGGCTGCTGTAATGGCAAATCAAATGGAACAAGCCGATGAGTTAGATAATAAACTGCAAAACGAGCAGAGAAGGGCTGAATTTTTTCAGCGCCAAGTTACTGAATATGAACAAGAGGCGGAATACCAAGCTTCTAGAAAAAGAGAATCACATGAATCTAGTGACTTAGAAACCCGAAACATTCACAATTTCCTGCGTTTTGTAACAGCAGATGAGTCAAATAAACAAGAAGTGATGTCTAGTTACTCGGAAAGCCGTTCTGCCCTTGGTTATGGTGATGGCGTTGATAAAATCGTACCCAAAACCTTTTTGAACGAAATTGAAGCTAAGGCCAAAACAATTAATCCCTTATTGAATCATATTCGGATGACAGCTTTACCCAACCTTACTGTGCCTGCTATAAATAAGAAATCAAGTGCTGAAAACAATGGAATGCTGAGTAATGATAAATCAAACAACGCTATTGTAGATCTTGCACCTAACTCAATTAATTTTGGTGCTTTTGAGTTTGCCGTAGAAACAGAATTAACAAAAACATTGGTACAAACGTCTCTAACTGAGACGCAAGTTGAACTTCGTGAACAATTGGGAGAAGAGTTTGCTCTAGCTACATTAGCTGCTATGTTTGGTACTGGACAAGCTCATATGAATTTCTTCACACAAGTTTCTGCTGTAGTAGATGGATCAAAGAATGCTGTCGATGCTTTATATAAGGCATATTTTGGACTCAAAGCAAAATACAGACCTAACGCTAAGATTGCTATGAACCCTATTACATTTGCTTTAAAAATCTTACCTTATCAAGATAAATCCAATAACAGTAAAAATATTGATTTTATTCGGGAACGTGTGGTTCTCGTGGATGATATTCCTGAGGATAAAGCAGTGGTTGGTGACTTTATGCGGTATCATTTTAACTTTAACCGTCCGCTGGAATTAGAATCCGAGTATAAAGCATCTCCTAACCGCAGATACCATTTTGTCCTTAGCAGCTCCTACGATGCACAATTTAGGCAGACTGAAGCATTCCAAATTGTTAATTTTGCTGGTGCTTCGACCCCTCCTGCTCCTGCTGGCGACGCAACGAAGAAGTAATATGATTACCTTAGAAGAAGTTAAAACATATATGCGTATTGATAGTGAGGACGATGACAGAAAGTTATCGTCCTTGCTTTTTTCTGCTGTATCATATATGAAAAATGCCGTAGGATCTGGTTTGGATAGTAATGACGAATTGTATAAGTTGGCATGTTGCATGCTTGTTTGTCACTGGTATGAAAATGCGGGCGTAACTGGAAAAGAAGATGTATTACCTTTGGGGATCAATTCCATTGTTACTCAATTGCAAGGCAAATATGGTGGTGGTACAAGTGAACCCAGGGAAATTAAATAAGAGGATCACGATCAAAAAGCATGAGCCTACCCCAGATGGCGCAGGAGGGTATGATGACGGGTTTTCAGATGTTGTTACGGTCTGGGCTAACATTAGGCCGTTACGAGGCCGCGAATACTGGCAGTCCCAGCAAACACAAGCAGAAGTCACACACTCTATCATGATCCGCTATAGAAAGGACATCGACCGCTCACATGTAGTTAGCTACGGTGGGCGGCTCTTTGATATCCAGCACATCATCAATGTAGATGAAGCGAATCGCACGTTGATCCTTCATTGTGTGGAGAAAATCTAATGGCGAACATCCAAGTGTTAGGCATACCAGAGAAGGTACGGAAGATTGGACTATTTGAAATGGAAAGAAAACAGGCTGCCATCGTGCTGGTCAAGAAAACCGCAACCGGTATTCAAAAAGAAGGCAAGAGCTTAGCACCCGCATCTCCTACCGGCAGAAAGAAATCCAAAGGGAAACCCGGCGATTTGAAAAGAAGCATTCGCCCGAAATATATGGAAGGTGGACTTTCCGCGACAGTTGTTCCCAGGAAGCCAAAAGGAGCGCACCGTCATTTGGTAGAGTACGGCACACGGCAGCGGAAAAATAAAAAGGGCGCGAATCGGGGGAAAATGCCAAAAAAACCGTTTATGTCTATAGCGGAAAGACATGCCGAAGGCAGGTATAACAAGGAATTGGAGAGGATATTTAACTGTGACGAAACTATATGAGGTACAAGAGGCCGTATACAGGCGTTTGTCGTGTGATACGGCCTTATCATCTATGGTTAAGGGAATCTTTGACTATGTTCCGGAAAAAACCAAAATGCCTTATGTGACTTTCCCAAGAATATATTCAGAGCAATTAGAAACAAAGACATCAGATGGAGAGGTCGTAACACTAACAATTGATGTTTTTAGTGAGGCTAAGGGAAAAAAAGAGTCCATCAATATCCTGAAACAAATAGAAGCATCTTTAACCCCGGAATTGGAGGTTGAAGGTGCTTTTTTGATTGATCAGGCGGTTGTGAGTCGTGAGGTTGAGGAAATTGCAGAATCCCTTTATCAGGCAACCATCGAATACAAAATTAAGTTGGATTGGAGTGAATAGCATGGCAACAAAACTTGCAGGGATGAAATGTAAGTTGTACGTCGGAAGCGCCAAAGAACAAGGGAAAATTCTTGCTGGTCAGCGAAGTGCAACCATCAGCAGAAGTGCTGAGACGATTGATGCCACAAGCAAGGACACAGAAGGATATTGGAAAGAATCTCTACAAGGGTTCAAGGAATGGAGTATAGATGCGGATGGGGTCTTCGTCGAAAGTGACCAGGCCTATAAAGAATTAGAGGATAGCTGGCTAAACTCAGAAAATGTAAAAATCTATATTGAACTCCCAAGCGGACGCAGATATGCGGGCGAAGCTACCATTACAGATGCATCGCTAGAAATGCCGTATGACGATCTTGTGACCTATTCACTGAGTTTCCAAGGTAGTGGAGCCTTACAAATGATAGATAGTATTCCCGGTACTGGAGGGACTAAATAATGAAAAAGACTACAGAGTTTAGGTTAGAAGATGGAATGGTGTATAAATTCAGGATTCCATATTCGTCTATTATTAAACTTCGTGATGAAGGAATCGACTTGTTGAGCAAAAAAGGAATGGAAGATATTGATAAAGATCCCGGTAAGCTGATCAAGATATTTTGGTTTGGTTTAAATGCTGCTGGACAAGACTTCACGCTTGAACAAGCAACCGATATTATGGACGATATTTTATCTGAAATGTATGTCGAGGATTTTGCTGCTGTGTTGCGTGAATCGATTCAGATCAAGACGAAACAATCTCATGACCAAAATCCAAAAAAAAAGCAGAAGAAATAACCATTGATGAATATCTTGATAATTGTTTACAGGTGGCTCTTGTTGATTTAAAACTATCTCTTGATGATTTTTTGAGACTTACACCTTATGATTTCCATCTACTTTTAGACCGTCATTATGAAAAGTTAAAAGAAGATGCTCAAATCATGCGGAATGTAATGTTTAATGCTGGTCAGAATTTGATGAGAAAAAGAGGCTCTAGTGAAATTCCACTATTCCCTGATGAACGAAAAATGACCATAGAAGAAAAAATAGAAGAGCGAAAAGAATTGTTCGGATAGGTGTGCATGTTTGCACGCCTATTTTTTATGCCTGAATGGGGGTGAAGAAATGAAATGGCATTAATTGTGAAAATCGGGGCTGACATCCGAAGCTTTGATAAGGAAATGAAAAAGCTGACCAAAGATACGGAGACGATAGGAAAAAAGTTTACTGGTGTTGGAAAGGCACTAACTGCCGGTTTAACGGTTCCGATTGTTGCTCTTGGTGCAGCATCCGTGAAAATGGGAATGGACTTTGAAGCCGGCATGTCCACAGTAAAGGCTATAACAGGAGCGACCGGAAAAGATTTCTCAGACCTTCAAGAAACAGCTAAAGAACTTGGTGCGACAACCGTCTTTAGTGCGACTGAAGCAGCAGAAGGCATGAAATATCTGGGATTAGCCGGGTGGAAGACACAAGACATCATAAAGGCTATGCCAGGCATGTTGGATTTGGCTGCTGCTGGAGCATTGGACTTAGGGACAGCGGCAGATATCACGTCAGATACTATGCAAGCCTTTGGCATGTCCGCGGATCGGGCCACGCACGCGGCAGACGTGTTTGCGTATGCCTCGTCAAATTCCAATACAACAGTAGAAATGTTGGGCGAAGGTATGAAATACCTTGCGCCTGTCGCTAACCAATTCGGCTGGTCGTTAGAGGAGTCTTCGGCAGCGATGATGTTTTTGGCAGACGCAGGACTCAAAGGGTCTATTGCCGGGCAGGCTTTTGCCTCCTCCTTAACACGACTGGCTAAGCCAACAAGTGAAATGCAGAAAGTCATGGACCGAACCGGCATTTCTTTTTTTGACGCTCAAGGCAAAATGAAGAGCATGCCTGAACTTATTGCCGCGATTGAAGAGGGCACAAAGGGCATGACAGATCAGCAAAAATCAGCGACTTTGTCCACGCTATTTGGTGCAGAAGCCTACAAACACTGGGCTATTTTGCTCGGCAGAGGTTCCGACCAACTTCAAACCATGACGACGAACCTAGAGCAATCGGATGGAACAGCCAAACAGATGTCCGATACGATGACTCAAAACCTACAAGGTTCAGTCAAGGAGATGGCCTCTACTTTTGAGAGTGTGGCTTTGATCATCTACGATCAACTGAAGCCTGCTCTAGAAGCCATTGTCAAAAAAATCACCGAAGTGTTGAAATGGTTTCAAGGGCTTTCTCCAGAAATGCAAAAAACAATCAGCATCATTGCAGCAGTTGCCGCCGCTATTGGTCCGTTACTCCTCATATTGGGCACCGCTACAAAGGTGATGGGAGTCATGAAGGCGGGTCTTGCCCTACTGAGTCGCTCATTTTTGGGGCTTTTGGGTCCAGTTGGCCTTATCATAGCCGCCATAGCTGGCGTGATCGCCATCATCATGAATTGGGATAGCATCAAAGAGTTTTTTATCAACCTATGGAATTCTATCGTATCGTACCTGTCCGAGGCGTGGGAAAGCATCAAATCAGCATGTTCCGCTGCCTGGCAATCTATCTCGGATACCACCAGCGAGGTATGGAATGCCATCAAGGATTTCTTGGTGGGGATTTGGAACAGCATCGTGGACACTTGCTTAGCGGCATGGCAGTCTATCTCAGATACCACCAGCGCGGTCTGGAATGCCATCAAGGATTTCTTGGTGGGGATTTGGAACGGGATCGTCGAGTTTGTGACCCCTATCTTTGAGACTATTGGATCGATTATCCAAGGGGTTTGGGATGTCATTTCCACCGTTACAAGTGCCGTTTGGGGATATATCACCCAATACCTCCAGGCCATTTGGAACGCCATTATGTATTTCGCGACACCGGTCTTTCAAGCTATAGGAGATTTTATAGGTTCCGTATGGAATACTATCAAGGAAGTAAGCAGTACGGTATGGAATGCGATAAGCAGCTTTTTAATGGGAATTTGGAATGGAATTGTTAGTTTTGCCACGCCAATATTCCAAACCGTCGGGGACTTTATAGGTGCAGTCTGGAACACCATTAAACAGGTTAGTAGCACAGTTTGGAACGCTATTACCGGGTTTTTGGTTAATATTTGGAATGGAATATCATCAAATATGACCTATTATTTTAACCTTTTTAAATCCGTTGTAAGTGTAGTGTGGGAAGCGATTAAAAGCACTTCCAACAGCATATGGAACGGGATAAAAAGTGTCTTAGAAGGAATCTGGAATGGCATAAAAGTTGCGGCTCAAGTAGTGTGGAACGGCCTTAAAATCGTGATCATCGAGCCTGTTAAGGCTATTTCCGAAAAAGTAACTAGCATTTTTTCGGCTATGAAAGAAGTTATCATGGGAGTTTGGGAAGGCATCAAGTCAGGTATAAAATCGGTTTTGAATGGTATCATCTGGGTTATAAATAAGTTCATAGATGGGGTTAACATACCTGCCGAACTACTTAATAGTATACCTGGTGTAGACGCACCTATTATTCCACACATTCCTATGCTTGCAAAAGGGGGGAACGTCTTCGGCAGTGGCGCTGCTATTGTCGGGGAAGCCGGTCCGGAACTCATTGAAAAGAGTGGTTCCAGCGTTAAAGTCACGCCACTGTCTGCCGGAGAGAAGGCACGCGGCGTTTCTGGCGCTGGGTACACTGCCAACATAAACATTTATACGGATAGCACTTCACCCGCTGAAATGGCACGGAAAATCCGTAGATCACAACAAAGACAAGGTTTAGAATGGGGGCTGATAACATGATTACATTTATCAACGGTCGTGGTCAAAAAATTGTTATTGATAAAGCCCCATTAAAACTTATTGACTTTGATCCTGGCCGGGCGACCACATCCATGCAAACAGGGAAAGCGGCTAACCAGGACGGGGAATTGTATATGAATAACTTTCTGGAACCGCGAGATCTCAGCGTGGAAGTGCTGATTGTGGCTGAAGACATCCAAAGCCGGATAGAACTGGAGAGAAAGCTAAATCAAGTTTTTAATCCGAAGCTAGGCGAAGGAAAATTAATCGTGGACACAAGGGGAGAACGACGGGCTATACGGGTAGTGCCGGATGGTTCTCCTCAATTGTTACTTGGGACCGAAAATAAAACAGCGAAAGTGAGGAGAGTGTCCATCCCTCTTATTGCTCACCATCCGTACTGGGGAGATGTGGATGAAACCAAACAGGAAATTGCGCTCTGGAAGGGATCGTTTGAATTTCCATGGGAGATTCCAGCAGGAGAAGGTGTAGAACTTGGATACCGGGAACCGAGCCTCATCGTAAACTGTTACAACCCGGGTGATCACATTTGCGGGATGAGAATCGTGTTCAAAGCACAAGGCACGGTTACGAATCCCTCTCTTCTCAACGTGAATACCAGGGAGTATATCAAGTTGAACAAAACGATGCAGGATGGGGAAGTGATTACCGTGACAACCTATTATGGGGCCAAAAGAGTAGAGATGACCAAAAGCGGCATCACGACCAACATATTTCAGTATCTAGATTTCCCAGGCTCAAGCTTCATCCAGCTATATCCCGGAGATAATCTATTCAGGTATGACGCGGAAAAGAATCTGGAATCCTTAAACATCGATATCTACTATATACCGCAATACTTGGGGGCATGAATATGGAGTTATATGTTTTGGACAGAAACTTGGACGTTCTCGGAATGGTTGATGCGTATAATTCCGTTTCGCACCTGCGCAAATACTACGATGTGGATACCTTATCTTTACAATGCTTTGCAACCAATGATCACTGTAAGTTGTTGCGTAAAGGGAATATTCTCGTCAAATCAACGGATGTATCCCAAGGATTCGTTATCGTACAGCGAGAGGGAGAAGATAAAAACGGAGACGACGAGAACCTATCCATTGAAGCCGTATGTGTAACTACGTATCTTTCCAGAAGGATCATTTGGGAGCGTATGATCATCCAGGATACGGCCGAGCAGGTGATGAAGAACTTGGTTTCGACTTGTTGCATCCATACCGATGCAGATCGAAAGATTCCGCTGCTTGAGATAGGACCCACTCAAAAGTTAGGGAAGAGGATTCATTATCAAGTTTCGTATAAAAATTTGCTGGAAGAGTTAAAAACACTGAGCGAGGGGAATGAACTTTCTTTTGTTGTGGCGTTAGATATTCCGAACAAAAAACTTCTCTTTCAAGTTTGGGAGGGAAAAGATCGGAGCCTGAATCAGAACACCTTACCGCCATGTGTCTTTAAAAAGGAATTTGAAAATATCATTGAACAAAATTTCGTTGAAAGTTACAGCGATTTTAAAAATATCGCGCTTGTTGCAGGCGCGGGAGAAGGTAGCGAGCGTAAACGAATTACGGTAGGCGGCGGTTCTGGTTTAGATCGATTCGAGCTTTTTGTAGATGCAAGGGACCTGCAAGATACCAAAACGGAAGAAGTAACGAACTCCGATGGAGAAAAAGAAGAAAAGGAAGTCCCCATTCCAGAAGAAGAATACAAGGCCATGCTCCGGGAAAGAGGGCGGAATAAACTTGCGGAGTGCAAAGAAATATTCACCTTTGACAGTAAGATCAATATTCAAGGGAATTTGGTATATAAAAAGGATTTCGACTTAGGGGATATCATCACCGCTATCAGTGAAAAGTATGGCATGGCAGTGCAGGCCAGGATCACAGAAATAGAGGAAATCTATGATACGAACGGCTTTTCCGTTCATGCAACACTGGGAAATAACATCCCAACTCTTATAGACAAAATCAAAAAGACAGTGGGGTGAAAAAATGGCAGAGAAATCGATGTTCTTTAACAGTGTCAACGGGGATCGAAGATACCTGGCGGAGGACTTTGCTGGGTATTTTAGCAAGTTTATTACAAATGGTTATTTTCCCAATAAGGGAAGTAACCTGCAAGTAGATGCAACTGGGCAAGAGATGTCTGTCATCATCCGGTCAGGTGCGGCGTGGATAAATGGATATATGTACTCTAATACCAGCAATCTAACATTAAAAATTGATGTGGCTGACGGAGTGCTAAACCGCATTGATCGGGTAGTTCTACAGTGTAACTTTTCCGAACGATTAATTAAAGCCGTGGTGAAAAAAGGCCAGTTTGCAAGCAATCCAGTAGCTCCTGAGCTGCAAAGGGACGCAGATATCTATGAGCTTGGACTTGCTGATATTTTGGTCAAGAAAGGCGCTACATCAATCACTGGAGCAGGTATTACGGACCTAAGGTTAAACACACAAATGTGTGGTGTAGTCAACTCTCTTCTTCAGGCAGACACAACTGCGATCTTTAATCAGTTTCAAGATTGGTTTATTCGTACATCCAAGAAACATGAGCAAGAGATTACGTCGAGTTTAGAAGAATTTGAAGCCTTTATTTCAGAGCAAAAACAAAAGTATAGCAAAGATTTTGAAGAGTGGTTTTCAACAATCAAGGATGTTTTGGACGAGAATACAGCAGGACATTTATTGAATCTAATTCAATCCAATACAGATGCGATTCACGAGCTTTTTACCTCTGTCAGTGATGGGAAAAATAAAGTTGCTAAGGCCATTACTGACCAAGGAGTGCCCGCGGTAAAAGAAGACCCATTTAAAGACTTAGCAGCGAAAATTAGAAGCATTGATAACGGGAATATTCCGATATATGTACAACCTACAGAGCCGGCCAAGAAAACGGGGTTTTGGATACAGGATGAGCAAAATGAAATTGAACATGTTGTGTATACAGATGTTTTTTCTGAATCTGGTGAATGGTCATCGGGCAAAGACATGCCAACGGCAAGGAGCCATCTAACCTCAAGCGCAGTGGGGGATAGAATCTATACAATAGGCGGGAATGGTGGTAAGAACAAACTGGAAATCTACGACACCGCCACCAACACATGGACAGCAGGGGCAGACATGCCAACGGCAAGAGGTTCTGTAACCTCAAGCGCAGTGGGGGATAGAATCTATGCAATAGGCGGGGATGGTTATAAAAAACTGGAAATCTACGACACCACCACCAACACATGGACAGTGGGAGCAGACATGCTAACGGCAAGGAGCTATCTAACTTCAAGCGCAGTGGGGGATAAAATCTATGTTATTGGTGGGTATAGTGGTAGCAAACTGGAAATCTACGACACCACCACCAACACATGGACAGTGGGAGCAGACATGCCAACGGTGAGGGATTCTCTAACTTCAAGCGCAGTGGGGGATAGAATCTATACAATAGGCGGGAATGGTGGCGAGAACAAACTGGAAATCTACGACACTGCCACCAACACATGGAAAGTGGGAGCCTATATGCCAACGTTAAGGAGCGGTCTAACTTCAAGCGCAGTGGGAGATAAAATCTATGTTATTGGTGGGTATGGTGGTAGAAATGAATTAGAGATTTACGATACAACTACAAATACATGGACAAAGGGCGCGGACATGCCAACGGCAAGAGGTTCTCTAACCTCAAGCGCAGTGGGGGATAGAATCTATGCAATAGGTGGTTGGGGTGGTAATAGTCATCTAAGCAAAGTAGAGATCTATAGTATTACACCAGAACGGTATCCTTCTAACTCCTGGGTATTTAAAAACGGAACAGCGAAAGATGTAAGCATACCTAATAAAACAAAATTAGGCATTAAGTACAGCCAACGGATACAATTTAATTCTGCCTATTACTTTAACAAGTTGGCGGAATTGGTATATAAGCCCATTTATTTTGGCAATGGTCAAAAGTGGACAAGAATTCTGAACTAGGAGGATGTAAACATGGAATACACCATTTGGGACAAGAAAGAAAGTATTAACGGGGTTCCAGCGAAGAAAGTATTAGAATCTAATCCGCACTGGGTGGATGCAGACCTGATTCTCATTATCGAAAACGGCAGGATCACGCGAATTGAAGAATTAACGCGAACGCTGGCGGTAACCTCTTTGATGGAAACGACAGCTTAGAGGTAAAAGCCCAAAAAGTGTTTGAACACATTGTAAAAGAGCGTGAGGAGCAAGAGAACGCCGAAACCCCTCCAGATTCTCCAGCGGCAGAGCAGCGAATCCGTGACCTGGAAGAAGCTCTGAACAAGCAAAAGGAAGATATGGACAAAGCCATCATGGAGCTGACGTTTGCGTTAGGAGGTGCTAAGAAAGATGTTTAATGAAGATAGTATCTGTGTGGACGTTTGGTGCAGAGCCGTACTAGCTGGAGTACATCCATATAGCGTTGTTCCGGATCTGTACAATCTGCGGGAAGAGGTCGGAAAGAAGCTTGAGAAAACGGAAGAGAAATCAGTTAGCGCCAAATAAGGCGCATTTTTTATGTTTAAAAACAAGGGGGGAACCATCAATGGAAGACCAAATTTTTAATACAGCGCTAAATACCGGGATATTTGGTGCGCTGTTTATCTGGCTGCTTTTTACTACAATGAAGAAAAATGAAGTTCGGGAGAAGGAGTATCAGAAGACCATTAGCGAGAATCAGGAAGTCATTCGGGAGCAAGCAAAGTCTTTCAGCCTTCTTTCAAGTGATATCGCGGAGATCAAAGGTATTCTTAAAGGAAAACCCGGGGAAGGAGAAGCCCAATGATGGAAATCAGAGAAATGCTAGTTGACTCAAGTAAATACGGCATTAAATGCCCAAACAAGATGACACCAAAATATATTACGTTTCACAACACGTCCAATGATGCTCCTGCAGAAAATGAGATCCGTTATATGATCGGTAACAATAACGAGGTTTCGTTCCACGTTGCTGTGGACGATAAAGAAGCTGTTCAGGGCATTCCTTTTGACAGAAACGCCTGGCATTGTGGAGATGGGAACGGAACAGGAAACCGTCAATCCATAGGCGTAGAGATTTGTTATTCTAAGTCCGGCGGCAACCGCTATTACAAGGCCGAGGATAATGCGGCTATTGTCATTGCTCAACTTATGAAACAGTTTTGCATTCCCATTGAGAATGTGGTTCCGCACCAGCACTGGAGTGGCAAATATTGCCCGCACAGGATGTTAGATGAGGGAAGAATACCAAGCTTCATAGAGCGAATTAAACAAGCATACGAAGGAGAGGAAGACGACATGAATAGAATGTTACAACTGGAAGATTGGCAGTGGAAACAGCTTTTTGACAATATGGGGAAAGCCTGGAATGCCGGGAAGTTTACAGACTGGAATTGGATGGTCAAGATTGAAAATCACTCGCTCACAATCGACGAATTGGTATGGCTGAATAACCACATTTTGGCGAGTGCTTTGTAATTAGCCCGTCACGGCATCGCTTATGCACCGGAACCCTGAACGATGCATAAGCGAAAGTCCGTGTGGAGTTCATAGAAAAAGGAGAACCACCCCACCGTTACCGCGAAAGGTTCAAAGGAGTGAAAACGGGGTGGCACTAGTATAATATGCCACATCAGCTCGCTGTTGCTTAATAAACGAAAAATAGGCAAATAATTGGGACAAATAACCATTAAACGAGTAAGATGTATTTAAAAGGACTTATAGACTTGTAGAATAGAGGAGGAAGGACTATGAATATAGAAATCTCAGATGTTGTGATTGTTGCTGTTATTGTCGGTTTTGTTGAAATGGCGAAAGGGATGGGACTACCGGTTCGTCTGGCTCCCGTTCTTTCCGTTATCCTGGGCATCATAGCAGGTGTTGTTTACTTCCCGGGTGATGTGAAGACAAGCGTTATGTTTGGTATTGTTTCCGGTCTTACTTCATGCGGGCTATATAGTGCTGGTAAGAGTGCTGTGAAGAAGGAACAATAACGGAAAATGCTCACTCAGTAACAAAACACCATCGTACAGTAACAAAAGTACAGATATTAAAACAAATAACGTCGGCTTAATAACAATATTGAACGCTCCTTCTTAAAGGACTAAAAGATTAGTTTGGGTATTTTGTTATCAATTCTGGGGTATCATAAAGCTTGTGTTACTCTCCTAATACACAAAAAGAAGATCACGTTTGGGGAACTAAACGTGATCTTCTTTTTGTGTCCTAGACAGTGGGATCACAAGTGTTTAAAAAAAAGGGGACGTACGATATAAGAGTAGCATACATTATTCTTACTAGCAAGACATATAATGTAAGATTTGTACAAAAAAAGAAGCTCCTGAACAGGGAGCCAACATGAAGATTTTCCAGAATAAGAAACCAGGTTATGCTGTAAGATTAACATAAGTTGCTGTATTGATCAAGGTAATATATGGGCAGGGATTTTCTTCCTGCACACATAAAAAAGAAGATCACGAAGGCATTAAACCAACATAATCTTCTTTTTATGAACACTGGACCTTGTTCAGGTGGGACCAAGAACAAGATAAGATTAGATTATCATACCTAAACCAAGCTGGCAAGAACTGAACTCCTTAAAGGAGAAGGAAAAATTTAGGAAATAGGGTAGGGCGGTAGGTGTGTTTTCTTCAGTTCTGGGTAACATAAAGTTGATCATTCTCTATATAAAGAAAGCCAAGAAGGTAAATAATATCACCAACCTAGCTTTCTTTATTTTGAAATTTGGAAATGCTTTATGAAGAAACCAATATAATGATAACATACTCTGTAACCACAGACAAGAACTGATGTCCTTTAAGGACATGGCAAATATTAGATAAAAATATCACGAAGGCATAAAGTTGCCAACGTGATATTTTTGTGAAGAAATTGGTAGCACGAGTGTTTGACAAGGGAATGTACAGCATTAGAGTATCATACTTCATTCTTGATGACAAGAATTGAACAGATCTCCTTAAAGGAGATGGGTGTAAATGGTAGAAACAAATTGATCATTTACAAAATTGTCACTAAAAACTTTACATAAGTCTAGAAAAAACTCTTGCCACCATCTCACCCAAAAACCCTTGTTTTTGCAACCAGTAGACGCCTTATTGATTAACTGGTACAATATGGATGTGTGGAAGCACCATTACAGAAAGGGCCTTTGAAGAATGAACTGACCCCTGTCAAGTAGACAGTGTAAAAAACAAAAAAAGTTGTGGCACTAACCATACATGGTTGGTGCCATTTTCTATGCTGCTGAACTTAGAAGGTATTGCCTATATTCCAACGGCGTCATACAATTAAGTCTTTTCTGGTATCGACGAGTATTGTAGTAATCGATGTATTCTATCACGGCTGCTTCCAGTTCCTCATATGTATAGAACTTACGAAGATAATACATTTCGGATTTCATCATTCCCCAGAATGATTCCATTGGGCCATTATCTATACATCTGGATACCCTGGACATGCTTTGGATCATACCTGCATCGTCTAGTTTTTTCTTGAAGATTTTACATGTATATTGGAAACCCCGGTCACTGTGAAAGAGGGGTGTAGCGTCAGGATAAGTCATATGGGCGATATCAAAAGTTTTAAATACAAGTTCATTGTTGTTGGAATGCCCTACCACAAAAGAAACAATGCTTTTATCCGACAAATCAAGGATTGCACTAAGATAAGCCTTGTTTTGGTTGCCATACTTCATTTCAGTCACATCTGTGAGCCATTTCGTACCAAACTCAGAGGATTCAAAGTCTCTGTTCAGGATATTTTCCGCCGTAATTTCAGGTGTGGAATGGATGTAGTTTTTTCGCTTCCTGCGGCATACCGATTTAAGGCCTAGGATGCCCATAAGTCTGTATATTCGCTTATGATTGACAGTTACATGGCGTTCCCGGTTTAGTTTAATGGTCATCTGGCGATATCCAAGGATGCCATCCTTTTCCTCGTAGGCATCTTTAATCATGGGAAGCAACGCTTTATTAAAGATCTCATTCATGCTTTCTTTCCGGTTGATCCATTTATAATACGATGAACGTTGGATCCCAATAAGATCACATAATTGACATATGGGATATGACTTCGTTTCACGGAGCCCGCGTATTGCAAGGTATATCGTTTCATACCTTACCTGGCTTAGAACCGCCTCCTTTCGATCTCGTCCAACTTTTTTAGCAAATCGATCTCCATCTGCTTCCTTCTGTTCTCAGCCTGTAACAGCTTATTCTGAGCCCTTAGTTTCTCCACTTCGGACATCTCATCCTCAGATTTTCTTTTCCCGCGTCTGTCCTGAAGTGCATCCACACCAGATGTTAAGTATTTATTTGTCCATGAATAAACTTGCTGATAGGATACCTGGAATTTATCAGCTGTCTGGGCATAATTGTGTTGATGTTCAATGCAGAATCTGACGATTTCAACTCTCTCATCGTAAGTAGTTGTTCGTCCTTTTGTCATGATCGGCACTCCTCCCGTTCCGGAAGTGTTCAACTTCTCATGACTATTATACTTCAGAATCCAATCCCGCAATTGGCAAGTTGACTTAATGCCATATCTTTTACAAATATCCATGTGAGAACCGCCGCCAGCCAAATAGTCCTCGACAGCTATTCTTTTTAACTCTGCGGAGTAAGATGCATTCTGTGATGTTTGAAGCAATCCGTTTGGGCCTAGCGACTGGTAAGTCTGAAGCCATTGCCTAACGGATGAATGGCGTACATCAAGAAGTGCTGCTAAATGATTAAGCGAATCTTCTCCACGTAAATACTTTTCAACAGCTGCAATCTTTTCTGATCCTGATACTTTTGCTTTATGGGACATGAAAAAATGCTCCTCCTTACAGTAAACAGTTTTATTATTTCAACTGTCTACCGCAAGGGGAGCATATCAGAAGCACCTCAAGGCTCTTTTGATTTTCCCTTGAACCCGGCCATACGACCAGTCATTTGGCTGGTTTTTTTGTTTTCCTTAACACAAACAGTCTGGTTGCAAAAATGGATTCATTATTGGAGAATGGTTGCAAAAGCATGAAGAGGTGCTTGTGGGGACTCTGTAAGTAGTTTGTTTGCTCTCTGCGGGGATTAGATTGACGAGAGAGCGGACTATAAGGGGAGGTGCTTTTGAAAGTTTTTTATTAAATCTAATTAAAAATGCTTGACGACGAAAGCTACAATAGGTAAACTTAATTTGACATATTATGACAAAATAACAATAAGTTGTCTAGTATGGAGTGTAATGGTTTTTTAGTTCGATAAAAAGGAGGATGTATTTTTTATGGAAAAATTCGCTTATGTTACCAACACTGATTCTAACGATATCTCGGTTATAAGTCTCTCTAACCAAACAGAGATTGGTAGAATCCCTGTAGGTGGAAGTCCTCGTGGAGGAATGGCTATTGATGCTAAGGGGATTTACGGATATGTGGACTTCTGTCAATAGATTGGACACCTAAAACCGAGAGAATTATGCAGCTAAACAGATCATATGTTCGCATTGATTGGGCGTAAGATACCCGATAGAGGAATGGATCCTTTTTCCATTGTAAAAGCACGTAATGTACTCAAAAATCTTCTCCTTGGCTTCTTTCCTGGTTTTGAATTTGTGCAGGTAAACGAGTTCTTTTTTCAGCACGCTGTGGAACGATTCAATACAGGCGTTATCGTAGCAATTGCCCTTACGGCTCATGCTGCCTGTCATGCCGTATTGTCGTAGCTGCGTTTGATAGTCCGAGGACGCATACTGGCTACCGCGATCCGAATGATGCAACACGGTTCCTTTCGGCCGTTGATGGCGATACGCCTGATCCAACGCCCTCAGGCAGAGCTCCCTGGTCATTCGCTCGCCCATGTGAAACCCGACGATCTTACGTGTGCACAGGTCTTCCAGACTGGCGAGATAGAGCCATCCTTCGTCAGTCGGAATATACGTGATGTCCGCCATCCAGACCTGATTGGGCTTTTCCGCAGCAAACGATTGATTCAAGACATTTTCCGCTACGGGCAGGTTGTGTTTCGAATTCGTCGTTGCCTTGTACTTCTTAACGGTACGGGATCTCAACCCAAGTTCCTTCATGATACGAGCAACGGTCTTCTGAGAGACGTGAATACCTTGTTTTTTCAATGCATACCATACTTTTGGACTGCCGTACAACTGCCTGGAATCAAAGAAAGTTCTGCGAATCCATCGTTCGAGTTTTTTGCGACGTTTGAGGCGTTCGCTTTCCTTGCGTTTCGTCCATTCGTAATAACCGCTTTTGGAAACGCTGAGCAGAGCGCACATCTTCGTGACACGGAACTGGAAGCGGTGATCATGGATGAATGGATAAATCAGCGCCGGTCTTTTGCGAAGTAGTGCATCGCCTTTTTTAGGATGTCGTTCTCCTCTTCCAGATTGCGAATTCGCTTCTGGAGGTCGCGTAAAGCTTTGTCCTCCGGCTTTAGTTGTCCACTACCAGGGAATGCCTGGTTGCCAGCGTTCTTAAATTCCGCGATCCAGCGGTAAAGTGTGTTCTCATGCAAGCCCATTTCCCGGGCTACCTGCGCCACCGATTTTCCCTCTTCCTGGATAAGTCTTACGGATTGAAGTTTGAATTCCTTGTCATACTTTTTCGTCATGTCGGACACCTCGATTATGAATGTTTTTATTGTCGCACTCTCAGTTCTCTGTGTCCAATTTAAAGTCTTGCATCAGAAGAATTAATTAGAATTCCAGTCGGGGATAATCCACGTGCTTTGTCAATAACTCCAAACGGAAAGTATGTAAACATTCCTTGTTGGGGGGCTGATTCTTTATCCATTATAGAAGTTAATTATGATGTACCAGAAAAATCTCGAGAAGTATATCGGGTTTTTCTAGGGAGAGACGCAAGACCATACCATGCTTTTTCTGATTATGATAACAAACTGGTGTATACTGCTAATACTCATAAACACAGTATTTCAGTAGTTAATTTATTAGATTTAAAATTAGAACGTGAAGTTCCCGTTGGTTATGGGCCACGTGCGGTTATTGCAGATACTGAGAGAAATCTTTTATATGTAAGTTGTGAGGCGTCTAATTCGGTTAGTGTTGTAGATAAAGATAATTGGAAAGAAATTAAACAAATACCTGTAGGTCCAACTCCCCGTGGACTAAACATTGATTCACCAATGCTTTTTGTTTCTTCGTTTACACGTGCTTTAAGCAAGGATCTTATGAGTCAAGCCAATTCATTGTCTATAGTCGATCTACGTAAATTCGAAAATATAGGTACTATTAAAACAGGTTTAGGACCATGTAGTATTAGTATTTATGATCCAGCATTAAAACCACAAAACTCCAAACAATATTCAGAACAGATAGCTAGTGTATAAAATAAAAAAATAGGAGGTTTCTTTGTGGGAACCTCCTTATTCTCTATAAATTATTTGATCAAATTACATACTAAATTTATTTTTATTGTCATCAAGGATTCTTACATTTGAAATTTGAAAATAGAAGAGGGGGATAATTTTGAAATGGTTTAGTGAATATAAGAGCCTTTTTAGATACAAAGGCTTTTTTAGTTTGCTTTTAGGAGCATTCTTTTCTAATATAGGTCATTCTATTGCTTTAATATCAATAATTTGGATGATTTATCAGAAGACTAATGATCCGTTTACAATTGTAGTAACACTAATTTGTTTAGAAGTTCCTACTATTGTATTTGGGCCGATTTTAGGTGTTCTATTAGATAAGTATAGAACTTCTATGCTTATGGGAATTGCAAATTTATCTAGAAGCGTCCTTTTTGTGTTTTTGATATTTATACCACTTAAAAATTATATAACGTATAGCGTTTTCTTTATATTGTTGACTATTTCAAGCTCTGTTATACCTATTACAAGGTCAGGAGAATATGTTCTATTAAATAAATTAATCCCAAAAGAAAAATTGGTAAGTGCAAATTCTATAATGAATATACAGTTTGATTTGGCTTTTACATTTGGACCTATGTTAGGTGGAGGGCTTATGGTTATTAACATAGGTAATAGTATTTTCATCATAAATGCTATTTTCTTGTTTTGCTCATCTATTTTATACTTTTTTGTAAAAGAACAAGAGTTAAGTGAAAAATGTACAGATGACCTAAAAAATAAAAAAGCATCGATCAAATCAAAGGAATGGTGGCAAGAATTTATTGAAGGAATCAAATTTATAAAATCTAATAAAACTATATTATATTTAGTGTTTATCAATTTCCTTTGGAATTTTTCAATTTGGGGAACTAGCCCAACTTTATCCCCTGTATATGCAAGGGATTACTTAAATATTGGTGCTGAAGGCTACGGTATGTTAGCTGCTACTAGCTCAGTAGGTATTATAGTAGGTTCATTTTTAGTTGGATTGAAGAAAATCAATTATCCTCCTACAACTATAGTGTTTATTTCTATTGCTTTGCATTCACTTTTATATAGCTTATTAGCTACTCAAAATCAATTAATAGGAGCAATAACTGTCAGTGTTTTAGGGGGAATTATGTCAGCTCCAGCTATGATATATCATCGAACCGCTTTACAAACTATAGTACCAGAAGAAAAAATGGGAAGGATATTCACAGTAAGTTCTACAGCAGGTGCTGCAGGGTTTCCAATAGGCAATTTTCTTGCAGCATATTCTATAGAGATTTTAGGTAAGCAAAGCATGATATGGGCTTTTGTTATTAATGGCAGTTTAGTGCTTCTACTATCTATTTTGTTTTTAACAAGTATCAATTATAAAGGTGGTAATTATGGTATCACATCAAATGATGATTAATTTAAATTTATATAAGCAATCTCTGTATGTTCCTACAAAATTCTCACAAAAGAGTGATATGGAAAAGATTCTAAAACAAGTAGTTTGTATACAATTGGATACCATTCAATGGTTGCCGCTAACCTAGTCCAATTTGTACCGATCCAATTAAATTGTTTCCAATAGTTCCATCCTAAGTATTTTCCGTTATCATCATATGTTAAGACTCTAACAGCGTACTCTTTTCCCGCAAGAACAGGATTTCCATCAGTGTCCAATACTGCATCATTATTAGCTGCATGAGTAGGTGTGATTGGAAATGTAAAAACCATTAACATTGCTACTATATAAGTTGAATCAATATTCTTAGCAAACCTTGGCAAGGAAAAAGGAACCATTTGTCGAATAAGAAACAGATCAAGAATAGACAAGTGGGGATGACAATGGATAAACATACCGAACTGGCAAAAGTAACGGCAGCCATGAAACAAACCAAAGAGCGCCGAATGTATGAACGCTACCAAGCGATCTATTTGCATTTGAAAGGCACATCCATGAAGGCGATCGCTGACATTTTGAATCGAAACCGAATGACGGTGAGCAGTTACATTCATACGTACGAGAACGGTGGACTGGGAGCCTTGCAAATCAAGCATTCCTCAGGTGCTCCTACTCGGTTGACGAAGCAGCAGCAGGATCGCTTGAAACAAACCGTCGCCTATTCGGTTCCCCATGAGGTCGGCTTTACGGCAAAGCACAACTGGACGCTTGAACTGATTGCCACGTACGTGGAACGCGAATGGGGCCATTGCTATTCGCTCCGAGGCATTTCCAAGGTCATGGAGCGGCTAGGGCTCAGCTATACGAAACCGACCTACACGCTCGCAGCAGCAGATCCCAAGAAACAACGCCATTTCACCGAAACGACCTTTCCTGAACTGAAAAAAAGCTACTGAACGAGGAGATTGATCACTTGCTGTTCGAGGATGAGTCGATGATCCGGGACTACCAGGCGATTCAGAAGACCTGGTTCCTTCGCGGGAAGCAACGCATCATTCCAACCACGGGCAAGCATCGTGGGGTCAAACTGCTGGCCACGGTTGACTATGAAACGGGACACATCGTTTGGCAAGAAGATGAACAGTACACCGCTGAAACGTTTCTTTCCTTTCTTCAAAAGGTCTTGGCGACTTATCCAACAGGGAAACTGGCTCTGGTGTTGGACAATGCCCGGATTCATCATGCAAAGCTGCTTCGGCCGTTTCCGAAATCCGTCTGCGTGTCGGGCAATTTATGGATGAAATCATGAAGCATCCTCATGCCATTATTGACCGGCTGTGCGTGCGACTTTGATTGCTATTTTCTTTCGTTCAACTTATATAGTAACATTGGCACTAAAAAGATTTTTTGTTTAGATAATGTCATTTTAAAACCTCTCCTTATTTTATTAATAATTTGTCTTGCAAGTAAAGTATATGATCTAACTCTATTGAAAAAACATATATATTTTCATCTATGGGTGAAAATATATATGTTTTTTAGACATTTTTAAAGTTATATTTTAAGTGTAATCGAAAGGAGGATTGATTTTTATGAAAAAACTTTAGCAATGAAAATTGTTGTTCCAACCTAATTAGTCAACAGGAACGAAAGAAAAGAAGTTCTTACAAAAGAAGAATGCGTAAAAAATAATGAGGAGGAAAAATCAATGAAAAAGAAATTACTAGTACTAACAGCGGCATTATCTTTAACTTTAACAAGTTTAGCTCCTAATGCATCCTTTGCAGCTACAAAAAATGGAACTGATATAAATGGGGATACTAGAGTACCTTTACAGGTAGGGGATGTAATGTCAAGTAAGACCCCCCCAGAGTACATTGATAACGCCGCGCATGCAGCTGCCTCATGGGATGCCAGAGAAATGATAGAAAAGCTAATGAATGAACTTAATTCTTCTCCTAAAAAATTAGGCTATGAAAAAGGGAGTAAATTAACAATCAAAATATCGGACGGAACATTTCGCGATAAGGGAGGTCAACAATTTTATTTTAAGGGGTGGACTACTATTACTAAATTCTCACTAGATCATAACGATAGTGATCCTAGTCTAGATATATCATACAATCCTTCTACTAAAGAATTTACAATAGAAAAAATTAAAGATCAAAATCCCACAGGAGATCTGCGCATTTTCGCAGATATGAACTATAATTTTCAAACGTGGGAATGGTATACAATGTTTTGGGTTCGGTTAAATGATAGAGCGGGCAAATTTACATATAAACCAAAAGTAAAATTTACAAACTTTGAAACAGCTCCTAAATTACATGAAAGAGCCTAAGGGGAAAGGTAGATAACCTGTCTTAGCGGCAGGTTATTTTTGTGCAAAATAAAAAGCCCCGAAGGGCTGCGGACAATTTTAATAAAAGGTAATATGTGGTACAATGGTACAAGCAATAGTGGCTTACGTGGGCGGTCGGCATCACCTCGGAAAGGAGGTGATGCTATGGAGACGTTTCAGGCTCTTCAATTAATGTTCCTATTTGGAATGTTTATTTTAGCGCTTTTAACGTTTATATAGGAATAGGTCAGGCTTTGAAGTTATCTCTGCCTTTTCCCCTCCTCCACACCGTGCATGCGACTTTCACCGCACACGGCGTTCCATCTTCTTAATCCAATGTGTCAATAAGTTCCAAGTTACACTTTTTACGATATAGGTTTACCGTTTTTAACATTTCAGGCGATAAGTTTAGACGAGTTTTTAATTCTCCAATCGTTTTGTTGTTGGTTGAATGTATGAGCCTGTGGACATCCCGATGTAAGATACGGAGGTTGCTGAATTTATCGCTACCTCCGTTTTTCATTGGTTGATAATGGTGGCAATGGACGTCCTCTGCGTATAAGAATACCCCTGTAATTTCGCATTTCCCCATTTTCATGCTATATCTGCTGATGCGATTATCCATATATTCTACACTATAGCCATGTAGGCTAGATTTCATGAGTTTAGAGATTTCTCTGCGAATGTCTAGGTGTAATTCTTTGTGGATGATCTTTTTTCCTTCTTTGGTAAATGGAGTGATGTTCTGGTTGTAGTTCTTGGTGATCCTCCATTTGATGTCCGCCACATACCCTGAATGTCTTATAGTTCTTGTTATAGAGCTTCAAGTAAGTTAATGGTGGGCTGTCCGGAAACCCGTATTTACCAACGGAAATAAGACGATTGTAGGTAAACCTGCGTAGATCGTAGGCAAGACGTGAGAATTCAACGCTAACGTGTGTCGCTCTGTTAAAGTAGTTATGTATTCCCAGAACGTAACTATTGAACAAGAGGGTATTTTGTGCAGTTGGCGATTGTTGTATTTTCCTAATACGTTCTCTTGCTTCTTTTTTTATCTGCTGTTTTCTCTTAACGCTTATGCCCGTGTGAGCGACTCTTTTACGGCCTTTTTTAACCGCACGAATGGTAAAACCGAGAAATTCAGACGCTCGTTTTCTTAGGTTTACAATTTGCGATTTCTCCGGTGAGATTTCGAGTTTCAGACGATCACATAGTTATTGCTTTGCTTGACGATGTCAGTTTCGAAGTAATAAAAAAACATTTGAAGATTGTTCATTCAACAAAAACAATAAACGATATGATAAAAAAGGGTTTTAATCAGCGGCCATACGAACCAGTCATTTGGTTGTTTTTTTGTTCTCCTTAACACAAACGGTCTGGTTGCAAAAATGGGTTCATTATTGGAGAATGGTTGCAAAAGCATGAAGAGGTGTGGGCCTATTATTCAGGTTCACTCTTTTTTTGGTTTCGATACATTTTTTTCATCAATGGGTGAAAAAATCTATGTTTTTTTAGACATTTATAAAGTTATATTTTAAGTGGAAGCGAAAGGAGGTTGGTTGTAAAAAAACATAATTACTAGAAGAATACATTAGAACAAAAAAAGATTACAGAAAAAATTTGAAGAAAGGCGTGTTATTATGAATAAGAAAAATGAACAAGTTTTAGTTGAATGATGCTAGACTTTAAATTGGACACAGAGAACTGAGAGTGCGACAATAAAAACATTCATAATCGAGGTGTCCGACATGACGAAAAAGTATGACAAGGAATTCAAACTTCAATCCGTAAGACTTATCCAGGAAGAGGGAAAATCGGTGGCGCAGGTAGCCCGGGAAATGGGCTTGCATGAGAACACACTTTACCGCTGGATCGCGGAATTTAAGAACGCTGGCAACCAGGCATTCCCTGGTAGTGGACAACTAAAGCCGGAGGACAAAGCTTTACGCGACCTCCAGAAGCGAATTCGCAATCTGGAAGAGGAGAACGACATCCTAAAAAAGGCGATGCACTACTTCGCAAAAGACCGGCGCTGATTTATCCATTCATCCATGATCACCGCTTCCAGTTCCGTGTCACGAAGATGTGCGCTCTGCTCAGCGTTTCCAAAAGCGGTTATTACGAATGGACGAAACGCAAGGAAAGCGAACGCCTCAAACGTCGCAAAAAACTCGAACGATGGATTCGCAGAACTTTCTTTGATTCCAGGCAGTTGTACGGCAGTCCAAAAGTATGGTATGCATTGAAAAAACAAGGTATTCACGTCTCTCAGAAGACCGTTGCTCGTATCATGAAGGAACTTGGGTTGAGATCCCGTACCGTTAAGAAGTACAAGGCAACGACGAATTCGAAACACAACCTGCCCGTAGCGGAAAATGTCTTGAATCAATCGTTTGCTGCGGAAAAGCCCAATCAGGTCTGGATGGCGGACATCACGTATATTCCGACTGACGAAGGATGGCTCTATCTCGCCAGTCTGGAAGACCTGTGCACACGTAAGATCGTCGGGTTTCACATGGGCGAGCGAATGACCAGGGAGCTCTGCCTGAGGGCGTTGGATCAGGCGTATCGCCATCAACGGCCGAAAGGAACCGTGTTGCATCATTCGGATCGCGGTAGCCAGTATGCGTCCTCGGACTATCAAACGCAGCTACGACAATACGGCATGACAGGCAGCATGAGCCGTAAGGGCAATTGCTACGATAACGCCTGTATTGAATCGTTCCACAGCGTGCTGAAAAAAGAACTCGTTTACCTGCACAAATTCAAAACCAGGAAAGAAGCCAAGGAGAAGATTTTTGAGTACATTACGTGCTTTTACAATGGAAAAAGAATCCATTCCTCTATCGGGTATCTTACGCCCAATCAATGCGAACATATGATCTGTTTAGCTGCATAA